TCGATTGACCGGATCACTATCCCGCTGCATGAGCTGTCGGCGCTGCCCAAAGCCTCTCAGCGCTTGCTGGATGATAGCGCCTTTGATGTCGAAGGCTGGCTTGCTGGGCGTATCGCTGACAAGTTCGCACGCGCCGAGGCTGCGGCCTTCATCCATGGTGACGGTGTCGATAAGCCTACCGGTATCCTGACCCACCCCGCCGTGGACAATGATGTCTGGACATGGGGAAATATCGGCTATGTGCCGACCGGAACCGATGGGGGTTTTGGTTCGGCTGATGCCATTATTGATCTGGTTTATGCGCTCGGGGCGCAGTACCGGGCCAACGCAGTGTTCGTGATGAATTCGAAAACAGCGGGGGCGGTGCGCAAGCTGAAGGATGCAGACGGTCGGTTCTTGTGGTCGGACGGTCTGGCTGCAGCGGAACCTGCGCGTCTGTTGGGTTATCCTGTGCTGATCGCAGAAGACATGCCCGATATCGCCTCGGGCGCTGATGCGATTGCGTTTGGTGATTTCGGTGCGGGGTACACCGTCGCCGAGCGTCCTGATCTGCGAATTCTACGCGATCCCTTCAGCGCCAAACCACATGTGCTGTTCTATGCCACCAAACGTGTTGGCGGGGATGTCAGCGACTTTGCCGCCCTGAAGCTGTTGCGGTTCGCCCTGGCGTAACGCCGGGTGATCGGGGTGGGCGATTTGGCCCACCCCAAGGCGCGCGCTGTCGGAGTGATGGCGTTGTCTAGCTGCTCTCTCCGTTCGAGCAACGCAGATGGCGCGCGCCTGTCCCCAAGGGGAGAGCGCAAAACATGCGGAGTTTTTCCATGATGTTAGTCGAAGAGACCCAAGTGCCCCTGACGGCACTGCCGGTCGCGGATTTCAAATCGCACTTGCGGCTGGGCAGCGGTTTTGCCGAGGACAGTGTACAGGACGCAGTTTTGGAAAGCTTCCTACGGGCAGCAATCGCCGCGGTCGAAGCGCGCACGGGCAAGGTGTTGATCGAGCGCCAGTTCAGTTGGACCTTGAGCCATTGGCGCGATGCAAGTGGGCAAATCCTGCCTGTTTCACCGGTTGGTCAGGTTTTGTCTGTTACCGTGCTTGATCGCGCGGGGGCGGAAACCGTGATCGATCCTGCGGATTATGTTTTGCATCAGGAAACACAACGCCCGCGTCTTTGCCCGCTTTCCGGGCGGATGCCCGCGATTCCGACCGGTGGGGCGGTGTGTGTACGGTTCTTGGCTGGTTATGGTTCAGGCTGGTCGGATCTGCCCAATGACTTGGCCCACGCGGTTATGATGTTGGCGGCGCATTACTATGAATACCGCCACGAAACGGCATTATCCGGTCGTTGCATGCCGTTTGGTGTGACCAGCCTGTTGGAACGGTATCGTACCGTGCGCGTTTTCGCCGGTGGCGCATCATGAGCAGACTGCGATTGAACAGGGCTTTGGCCTTGGAACAGGTTACAAACATTCCCGACGGTGCAGGCGGTTTCACCCAAAGCTGGCAGGAATTGGGGCATCTGTGGGCCGATGTGTCGTTCCGGTCCGCGCGAGAAAGCCTGCAAAATGGCGGTGTCTTCTCGCTTGCGACCTATAAAATCACTGTGCGAGGCACCCCAGTCGGAACTGCTATGCGCCCGCGCCCGGATCAGAGATTCCGTGAGGGCCAGCGCATATTCCACATTCTTTCGGTGGCCGAGGCCGATACCGAGGGGCGCTATCTGACGTGCGTTGCAAGAGAGGAGGCATCGGTATGAGTTATGCGATGTCCGCCGCGCTGCAAGCGGCTGTCTATGAATGCCTGATCGCCGATCCGGTCGTGGCAGCATTGGCAGGTACCAATGTGTTTGACGCGCTACCTGCAGGGGCCTTGCCAGAAACCTATGTCAGCCTCGGGCCTGAATTGGTGCGGGATCGGTCTGATAAAACCGGTGTCGGTGCAGAACACGAGTTCAGTGTGACTGTCTATAGCTCGGTGGCCGGTTTCGAGGCGGCCAAGACCCTGGCTGCAGCGATATGTGACGCGCTGGAAGATGCTGATCTGACCCTTTCAAGGGGGCGCCTGGTGGCGCTCAATTTTTTCAAGGCACAGGCAATGAGAGTTTCAAAAGGGGGCGGGCGACGGATTGATCTGAAATTTCGCGCCCGTGTCGACGGCAACTGATTTTCTATTGATGGAGTGAATGAAATGGCTGCTCAGAATGGCAAAGACATGCTGATCAAAGTGGACCTGACCGGCGACGGCGGATTCGTCACAATTGCGGGGTTGCGCGCGACCCGTATCAGTTTCAACGCAGAGAGTGTGGATGTCACCAGTTTGGAAAGCGCGGGCGGTTGGCGCGAGTTGCTGGGCGGTGCCGGCGTGAAATCCGCGGCGATCTCGGGGTCGGGTGTTTTCAAGGATGCGGATACCGACGAACGCGCACGCCAGATTTTCTTTGATGGGGAAACGCCAGAATTTCAGGTGGTTATCCCAAGCTTTGGAGTTGTCGAAGGGGCATTCCAGATTACCGGTATCGAGTATGCGGGCAGCCATAACGGTGAAGCGACCTATGAAATGTCTATGGCGTCGGCGGGTGTGCTGACTTTTACGGCGGCAGCGTGACATGGCGAACCCTTGGGCTGGTGAAGTTGCTTTGGTGATCGATGGTCAGCGTCGTGTTCTGAAACTGACCTTGGGCGCGTTGGCCGAGCTGGAAACAGCACTGGAGACCGAGACCTTGCTGCAGTTGGTGGAACGGTTCGAAGGAGGCAAGTTTTCGGCGCGAGATGTTCTGCTGTTGCTTGCCGCCGGACTGCGCGGTGGTGGTCATGAGGCAGGGCGGGATGAACTGGCGCAGGCCGAAATTGCCGGCGGGCCTTTGGCTGCGGCGCGTGCGGCCGCCGAATTGCTGGCGCGCGCCTTTTCCCTGCCAGGTTCGTCTGAATGACGGGGTTTGACTGGCCGGGACTCATGCGGCTCGGGTTTCATGGATTGGGTTTGAAGCCGCACGAATTTTGGAGCCTGACCCCCGTCGAATTGCAGGTTTTGTTTGGTGGTACCGATGGGCCAAAGCCCTTGGCGCGTGCGCGGTTCGAGGAGCTTTTGGAGGCATTTCCAGATCGCAAAGGAAAAACAGATCATGGTGGAAATTGATGGATTGGATGATCTGAGCGATCAGGTTGATGCATTGGAGACAACGTTGGGGCACGCGTCGGTCATGGCCGCCGGTTTCGAAGCGGAGCTGCGTCGGGTCCAGGTGGCAATGGGAGGAACGGCTGTCGATGTTGCGTCCTTGGAAAAGGGCCTGAGCCGTGGTTTGCGAAAGGCGTTTGATGGGGTCGTTCTGGATGGAATGAAGCTGTCGGACGCGCTGCAATCCGTCGCTCAGTCAATGGTAAACACAGTGTATGCGTCTGCAGTGAAGCCGGTAACAGATCATTTTGGATCGGTATTGGCTCAAGGTGTCGGCAATATGATGGCGGGGATATTGCCGTTTGCCGATGGCGGTACGTTTTCCCAAGGAAAGGTCATGCCATTTGCCAGCGGAGGCGTGGTCACAAGTCCGACCTATTTTCCCATGCGTGGTGGCGCAGGTCTTATGGGGGAAGCCGGACCAGAGGCGATCATGCCCTTGACCCGTGGCCGCGACGGCAAGCTTGGAGTGCGCAGCGAGGGCGCTGTCAGGCCGTCCATTGTGATGAATATCAGCACGCCAGATGTCGAAGGCTTCAAGCGATCCCGATCGCAGATTGCCGCGCAAATGGCGCGCGCGATGGGGCGTGGTCAGCGTATTCGTTGAATGGAGGCGGACAAGATGCAGTTTCATGAAGTGAGATTTCCGGCAAACCTGAGTTTCGGCGCGGTTGGCGGCCCTGAGCGGCGCACGGACGTGGTGACGCTTGTGAACGGGCATGAAGAGCGGAATACGCCCTGGGCCCATTCACGCAGACATTATGATGCGGGGATGGGGATGCGATCTCTGGACGATGTCGAGGCGCTGATCGGGTTTTTCGAAGCTCGGCAAGGTCAGATGTATGCGTTCCGCTGGAAAGACTGGTCGGATTACAAGTCTTGCCTGCCGTCTGGTGTGCCATCTTTTCAGGATCAGGTGATCGCATTGGGAGACGGAGAAACAACGCGCTTTCAATTGGTCAAAAATTATCGCTCTGGGGCCCAGTCATATGCGCGACCGATCACGAAACCCGTTCAGGGATCTGTTCGTGTAGGCGTTGAAACAGACGAGTTTCGCGAAGGCGTGCAGTACACGGTTGATGTTACGACGGGTGTCGTTTCGTTTCTGTCCCCGCCGAATGAGGGCGACGAAATCACTGCAGGCTTTGAATTTGACGTTCCGGTGCGTTTCAATACCGATCGGATCCGTTCCAGCGTTGCGAGTTTTCAGGCAGGCGAAGTTCCAGACGTTCCGGTCATCGAGGTGCGGGTATGAGTATCGGATCTGAGTTGCTGTCGCATCTGGCCAGTGGGGTGACTACGCTTTGCCATGCTTGGGCCCTAGAACGTGCGGATGGTTATGTGTTGGGGTTTACCGACCATGATCGGGATCTTGCTTTCGATGGAATGACTTTTCGGGCGGATAGTGGCCTAACGGCTTTGGCGCTTCAGCAGGGAACCGGATTGTCGGTGGACAATACCGAAGCACTGGGCGCACTTAGCGACAAGGCGATTTCCGAGGCTGATATCGAAGCGGGGAAATACGACAATGCTGCTGTGCGCTGCTGGCTGGTCAATTGGGCAGACGTCAATCAACGCAGCATAGAGTTTCAGGGGTATGTCGGTGAAATCCGTCGCAATGGTGGTGCGTTTGAAGCAGAAATGTTGGGGCTGAGCGATTGCCTGAACCGTCCTGTCGGGCGTGTCTATCAATCACCTTGTTCGGCTGTTTTGGGGGATCAAGCCTGTGGTCGGGATGTGTCCGGCGAAGGTTATCAGTGCGAAGTGATTGTCGAGGAAGTCAATGAGCACGTTTTCCGTTTTGAGGCGTTGCCCGCATTTGATGCCCAATGGTTCAAGCAAGGTGTGCTTGAAGTGTTGGACGGGCGGGCGTTCGGGCAGCGGGGATCAATCAAGAAAGATGACAACGTGGGCGATGGCCGCGAGATCACTTTGTGGAGCCAGCTAAGAATTCCTGTTCAGCCTGGTGATCGTGTCCGGCTGACGGCAGGGTGCGACAAGCGCATGGAAACCTGTAAGAACAAGTTCAACAACTTGCTAAATTATCAGGGGTTTCCGGATATTCCCGGCAATGACTGGATGATTGCGCATCCGGCGTCCGGGATGCCCAACGGCGGGAGCCGCCGATGA